CTAGTCATCTCCTTTTACTTTATATTCTGTTGTTGTTTTTCCGTTTTTTGTTTTTATGATTTTTCTAACGATCGGCTTTTGTAGTCTCGTTCCTGTAATTTCTTCATATCCGCCGACGATGTCGCCGATTTCCAAGTCGATCCCTTCTACGTTTACGTCGATGCTTTTATAGTTTTGCAGCTCTTTTAGACGCTTTGCTCCATCCTCTTCCAGCTTTTCTTTGTCTGCGCTCGAAAACTCATAAACCGCTTCATTTTCTTCAAGTCCAGTGTAATACGGGGTCTTTCCGATGCTCCCGTCCTTTTGGACGTATAAATGCAGAATGATCCTTTCTTCGTTTTGTCCTTTTCCGGCACAGATTAAGTGATTCACGCCACCTCTGTAATCTTTTACGGTAAACTGCACCTCTCCATCTTGCGAGTATTCCAGCGTTTCCGAATAGTTTTTGATCTGTACGGCTCTGACGGAAACGTATCCATAATCAAGGTTTTCCGGCTCAACGTAGCTGATCTGCAGGCGATATCCTTGAGCGCTTAACATTTTATCGACTGCATCATATAACGTGACGTATCGGTCGATCTGCCAACCTGTGACGGTGATCCCTGCCTTTTCTTCCGGCACAAAAAAAAGACCGTCGAATCGGTCTTTGATAAGATCTCTCAAAATATCGTTTAAATCTCCGCTTACTGTCAGGTGATCCTTTCCCTCCGGCGGTTCTATGATTTTTCGCTTTAGCAGTCCTCTCCACGTTGTGCCGCACCACACAATTTCTTGCGTTTTGGTCATCACTTCAAGACTGTTTAGGATTCCGCCGTATTCTGTTCTCGGTACAAAAATGCGATTTCCGTACCAGTACCGCTCTTTTGTCCACTCTTCCTGCGGCAAGCAGATTTCAAAGTCGTCCGCATCTCCAAGATCCATGTCGATCGCAACGCTCTGATCTAAAAATCCCAGCTCTTCTCCGTTTTTTCGGGCAATGGTAAATTCCAGCGGAAATAGATCTGCATTTCGTACAATCAAGTCCCGAGTTTCTTCCGTTACTCCACCATTATCCCCAGTTGCGGTAATCATTACCGGGTAAACCACTTCTTTCGCTTTCGTTGCCGGCGCGTTTAGTTTTCCTTGATAGCGATTTTCTCCGATTTCCGGTAAATTCTGCGCGCTCCCATTTAGCGCTGCTTCCACCCGCTCCATCTTGGTTCGCTCCTTTCTTCGTAGATCACGAGATCCCAGTCAAATTTACCCGACCATGCAACTTTTTGCCGTCCGGGTGGGATCTTTTTAAAAAATTTCTTTCCTTTTTCCCGGTTATGAAACGCGTTGACTTGCTCACCGTTTTTTGATATTTTTGTAACGGTCCTCGTGCGGCTGTCTATCTCCAACCGTTCTCCCTGCTCCAAAACAATATTAACTAAATAGCTTTTATCTCCGATGATGACTTGAGGGTTTACGACCGGCCCATAAATTACAAGTGTAAAATTTGCATCTGTAAAATGATGGTTTTGGATGTATGTGTTGTTCATGCCATTTGCGTAGCGGTGAGGATAACGCCCAGGGTAGCGTTTATTATCAGATGACGATACGCCGTAACTGTGAAACGTATACGGGTTTTCTGTGATCCAAAATGGATACGGTGCGTACACATTCATTTTTTTCCTTACGGTGCGTGCTAAATTGCACTCTTCGTATTTTGTTCCTACTATATAGCATTCGATGTATCCCCCTTTGAAGTATAGCTTTCCCGGGGATTTCGCCTGTAAATCTCTTTCTGTGATTCTGTGCAATCTTTCTGCCGACTCGGCTCGTTCTTCCTTGTTCCCTCGGAAGTCCAATATCATTTCATACCTTTTGGCTTTTTTCCCAAAACCGTTTATTTTGCTTCCTATTTTTAATTCGCTTTCGTCTAACTCCCACTCGTAATCATATAGTCCCGCTTTTTTAATCTGCGTTTTGATTCGATTGTCCGAAAGATTTATTTCTTCCCCTGTGCTCCCGCTTTTATACACGAGCATGGAACATCACCCCCAAATCAGACAGTGTCCTTGTTACCTCTCTATTTCCTATATACGCCACCAGTTTCATTTTGCTCATTCCTTCCAGTATTGTATCCCGAAAGATATTTTGTTCTTTAATTCCGGCTCTGCCTGCTTTTGTATCAATTTTTCCGTTTATGTCACTAAAATTCAGTGACTCCATAACGGAGCTTTTTACGGATTCCGCGCGATCTTTTACTCCCAGTCCGTAAGAGTCCATCGTGTTATTCCCCATGCGCCTAAACACATGAGACGGCGAATGTATTTCAAGTTTTTCATTTGCTGCCCTGATGGCTGCCCCTGTCGCTTCCGTTACCGCATATATCACTTGTGATTTTCCCTGTTGTATTCCCAGCGCAAGCCCTTCTGGTATCCTCGTTCCTATATTGGCAAATTGTGTTACTGTCAGCATAGAGTTTAGCTGATTTATAATCGTCATTGCAACTCCCGTGCTTGCAATCATCACAGTTGCTTTCCCTAAATTCATCCCATTCGCAAGCCCTTGATCCACATAAATTCCCGATCGTGTTGTTTTTGCGGATGGGGAGCGTACGTCGAGTCCGTTGTTTACAGATTCAATCACTTTCACTCCTAAATCATGCCCTTGCGCTTCCGCTGCCGCTTGAGCATCTTGCATCCCTTTCACGAGGCCCGCAACCGTGTTTGCTCCGCTTTGCTGCATGATCGGAGCTAAGTTTTCCATTCCTCCGGCTATATTTGCCGCTCCACTCTCAAGTAACTGCTGCCCCCACTGATCGGTCATGCCTTTTATGTCAACGCTCTGACTCCAAAGCTCATTCGCTTTCGCGAGTTCTTCATCTGTCATGGATGCGAATGTAGCGACATATCCCGATCCTTGTGGACCCATCTCTGCAAGTTTTTGTAAGATCCCCTCATTAATTCCTTTGTTTGCGAGTGTGGAAAGATTCTGTTCCCATTGCGTCACGCCGTCTACTTGGCTTTGCATGTTCGACAGAAGCTGTTGTGTAGATATTTCTACGCCACCGTCAAATGCCTCGAACATGTCCATCTGTGAGGACAGTGCGCTTTGTACGCTTTCTTGCATTGTCAACACACTGTTTGTTACATCTGTCGCGAGTTGTTGTTGCGCTGCTGACAATCCCTGGTATGCCGCCAGTTCTTCCCCAGCTTGCTCGATACTTGCTTTTGACGCTTCCTGTTTTTCCGTTTCCGCATCCGCATTCGCCTGTTTTGCTGCCGTGTTGTCGTCGGTTGCCTGTGTGTTTCGTTCTGCCTCCTCCGTATTTTTCTGCATATACTCGTAAGCGCTTTGATACTTGTCGTTTACTTCATTGCATTTTTCGTTCAGCTCTCCAAGCGCTTCCGTCTGTTCTTTTTGTCTTTCTTTTAGTTCCGCCTCTGCTTCGCTTACATCGGACAGCGCTGTATAATAATCCGTCAGCTCTCCGTTGAATTTGATCTGTTTTTCTGTTCCTTTTTCAACGGTTTCATAGTTTCCGTTTAAAAGGTTTTGTCGATCCTGTTCAAGTTTTTTTAATTCATTATCAATGTCTGCAAGGTTTTGTTCCGCTTCGTATCTCGCTATGTCTGCATCTACAAGTTTTTCTGATATTTCTATCATTTTTTCTTGTACCGCTGAAGCTTTTGCCAGTTCTAGCGCTGCGTCTGCCGATCTTCGCACCTGTTCTTCATTTCTGTTTAGTTCCCCTGTATTTTCATCAACTGACAGTGACAGCTCCGGGAACATCGTATTTAATCGACTCGTGATCGCGTTCATTTGTGCGATTTCACCCTTTGTTTTTCCCGTTTGGGATTCTAATGAGTACAGTTTTGCGATCAGTCCGTCAGCAACCTTCTTCTGTGCTTCTACTGTCTGCACGGAATCTTTTGCACTGTCAGTTGTTTCTTCTAATGCGTTCGACGTCTCTTTTAGTTTCTCTATATTCTTATCTGCTTCTTTTGCAAGCTCGCTCGTTTCTTCTTTCGCTTCTCGTAGACCCGACGAAAGAGCCGCGACTGCTGTTGTCGTGGCCGCTATTCCCAGTACGACAAGCGCGATCGGATTCGCTGAAAGCACGGCGTTAAAAGCTCCCTGCGCCGCTGTTGCCGCTCCGGTTGCCGCTGTATTTGCAGTTGTTGCCGCCGTTCCTGCTGCTGTTGCTGCTGTGTTTGCCGTTGTCGCCGCCGTCGATGCGTTTTCTGCTGCCGTTGCCGCTGTTTTTGCTACTGTATGTGCTCCAAGCCATTTGATCCCGCCTTTGATCCCTTTTTGCGTATCGTCTAAAAGTTTTACAAGTTCGTTTCCTTTTTTTACAACAAACATTCCGGCAATCACCGGTGCTGCCGCTTTTGCTAATACCGTAACCGCGCCGATATTGTCTTTTAGGACTTTCATTCCTTTTTTTGCCGTCGGTAAAAATTTTTCCAACATCGGCGTCATTACGTCTATTTGAAATGTTCGCCCCAGTGTTTTCCATTGTTTTGCCACGCTATCATATTGAATCGATTTAATCTCCTGCATCGTTCCGCTTACATCTTTATAGGCGTTATTCGCTTTATTTAAAGATGTAATCACTTTCATGGCGTTATCTTCACCAAGTGCGCTCCATGTGTTGCTTGCGATCGTAAGCGCTTGTTGTTTGTTCTCCATGTTTGCCAGATCGGATATTACAGACTGGAAAACTTGTTTTGTAGAAGCCTCTCCGTTTTTCCACTGTTCAAATAATATTTTTGTATTCCCTGAAAATGAATTGATATTTTTTTCGATTCTTCCGTCTGCCAAGCTGTTTCCGAACTCCTTTACGAAGTCGTTTACCTTGTCCAGATTGTATGCGCCAGAATCTAACCCATTTTGTAAGATCGAAAACATTTCCTCTGCCGAAAATCCGGCTTGTCCCCATAATTGACTATACTCCGCTAAGTTGTCCGTCAGTTCCCCGGACTTATCCAGACCATTCTGGGCGCCTTTTGCAATATAATCAAACGCCTGCTCTGCCGTTAACCCCATGTTGTCCATGAGCGCGTCCGCTCCTCGGATCGAATCGCTTAAATCTATTCCGAACGTCTCGTCTAGCGCCATGGCGCTTTCTGTCATTTCTTTTAGCTTTGATGGATCTGTTTCGTTTGTGTATTGTTTCACGAGGGCCATCGTATCCGCAACGTCGCGAATTGAGTCGCCATACCCCGCAGAATAGACTTCCTGCATTTCCTCTTTGTATGCTTTTGTTTCTTCCGCCGTTGCTCCGGTACTTGCCTGTAAACGGTTCTGTGCTTCTTCTAGTTCAAGTGTTCCTTGTATCGCGCTTGTAAATGCGTCTTTTCCAATTTCCACCGCTGTATTTGTGATATTTGCTTTTAATATCGTTCTTATTTCCGTTAGTTTCTCGACTGTGTCGTCTGCTTTATTTCCAAATTCGTCAATACTTTTCGCGCATCTATCCCAGCTTTTTTCTGCTTCTTTCAGGTATGTATCGTTTTCGTTTAACGCTTTTGTCGCTCGGATTGTCTGCGCTTCCGCGTTATTTAGCTGCTTTTTCCAGTCATTCACGCGGTTTCCGGCTCTTTGATATGTTTCTTCGCCTTTGCTTACGATTTTTTCCAATCCTTCTACTTGTTCCTGTTGTTCTTTTAGCGCTTCCTCCGTCGTATCGGATGATTTTTCCAGCTCTTCCAATGCGCTTTTTGCCTGCTGCAGCTTGCTTTTGTATTCGGCTAATTTGTTACCGACTTTTTCATACTGCTCTTCTGAATTTTTCAGTCCCTTTTTAATTGTTTCTTCTTTCTTTACGTGTTCGTCCAGTGTCCGTGATAAAACATCGTGTTTCTTTTTTAGCGCGTCGAGCGTGTTTGCGTTGCCTTCCGTCTGTGCTTCCACTAATTTCATCTCTGATCTTAACGTCCCTACGCTTTTATTACATGCAGATGTCGCGGTTCTAAATTCTTTTTCGCCGTCTAGTGTGATATATGCCCCAATATTCTTCTTTGCCATTTTTTCTCACCTCCTTCGCGATATAAAAAGAACACTTATTCGAAAATAAGTGTTCTAATTGTTTTTTGTCCCGAAAATCATTCGTTTTTTCCATTCTATTTTTTTGTCAATTTTTCCGCATACTCTTTTACATATTTCTTGTACTCTTCTCGGCGGTATTCTTTGTATCTTGAAACTTCTATTCTTCCCCGGCTTTCCAGGGAACGAAGCATCATCCAAATCTTTTTTATAAGCACCGGTGTTAATCCGAATACTATTCCAACAATCAACCTCTCCGCTTTCATTTCTGTTATTGCTGTATATATTCCCGCAAATATTCCCGATGCGAACCATATCATCATGTAGGGGTGCATTTTCCACATGTAGCTTATTGTCGCTCTTACCAAAATGATATAAGGGTTATTTTTCTTCATTTCGTGCCTCCTTCATGGATTTATGATAACATAATTTTATTTATAAATCCATGAGGGATTCCACTTTTTTCTCCTCTTCAAATATCATTCGTTTCATTTTGTAGTTATGCATCCGTTTAAACTCTTTGAAGAGATCCGCCCACTTTCCGAAATACATGTGGGCGATCTCTTTTTCTGTGTATCCGATCTGCATCCCTGTAAATATAACCCACGCAAAGTTTATTCTTTCCCCTTCTCCTTCCTCTGCGTGGTTTTCGGGTTTTTTCTCCTGAAACACCTTGCGAACTCTGCGTGTAAAATTTCCGCTAATTCCTTCGGTGCCATATCCACCTTCCTGGTTAATGTTTTTCCTGAGACTTCCTGAATCTCCTTTCCATTTTCCCGTTCGATCTCGATTCCTTCCTGTACCATCCATTCAAGCGCATCACGCAGCGTTTCTATTTTTGGTTCTCCGTAAAATCCGACGAGTCTTCCTTCCTCATTTCTTTTATATTCCCCGTTTTCATCCACGGCTGGGGTAAATCCGTTTAGCCCGTTTTCAAATTCCGACAAGTCCTCGTATTTATCCTGTATCCTTTCCAATACGAGAATATCACACTTGATCGGATATTTTTCTCCTGATAATTCAATGTAATTTGTCTTTTCAAACATGTTGCTGCTCCTCTTCTTTTCCTACGATTCTTCTACTTTTCCGAATTTTGTGTTGATCCATTTTAATGCATCCTCGCTCGTGTCGAACGCCTCGAAATCTTTCCAATCCCCGTTCTCGTTCGCAATCGCCCTACCTGTAATCGACGGGGTTTTGTATTCGATCGAATCACCTTTTGTGCTGTAATCCTCCGACGGTTCTGAAAACTTTACTTTATACAGTACGTTTCCAATAAACTTTCTCACGCCGTCCACCTTTTCCACGGATATCCAACCCATTCCGACATATTTCGCCTGATCGTCTTTATTAAAGGTTGCGCCCGTTTTTCCTTCATTTACTTTGTGTCCGAACATTTTTTCGTGCGCCTCGATCGGGATTGTGCTCGTATTCAATGTTACTTCTGCGTAATTAAATTCTTTGTCATACTCCACTTGTGCGTCGTCCGCGTTCAAACTTCCTTCTGCGTAGTTCGGCGTTACCTGCAGCCCGATTGCCTTTCCAAATGCAAACGGCTCTCCGTATACTTTCGCTCCTGTTATTTCTGCAATAATCGGTTTTCTTAATCCTACATATGCCATATTTTTTCCTCCTAAATTCCTGCCTTTTCATCAATCCAAGCATCTGCTTCCGCTTTGCTTGTAAAACGTTTCTTTGTTCTCCAGTTTCCGTTATAATCCGGGGTTGCCGTTCCCTTTACACTTGGGGTTATATATGTGATTGCATCTCCCTTCGTTTCATGGGTCTGTCCTTCTTCCCGGAATAAAACTTTATGTATCCAATATGCGACGTAACTCGTCGCTCCTGCGATTACTTCTCTCGTTACAATCCCTAATCCGATCGGACTTGCCCTATTGTTTTGATTCGCTATCGTTTCATCGGCATTGATTTCATACCCGAACATAACCCCTTCTGAATGTTCTGACATTTCGCTTATTTCGAGCGTTATGTCCGCGCTTCTTATTTCTTCCGCCGGATCTGTTTCGTTTATGTCTTGATAGTCACTTACGTCCTCATAATTCGGCGATATTTCATATTTTACAGCTTTCCCGAATCTTGTTCCGTTTTTGTAGGACACCACTCCGTCTCGTTCCTCATAGACCGCAATCACCGGGTGCGCCAAGCCTACATATGCCATTACTCTTCCTCCGTATAGCATTCAATGCATAAATGATTGTAGCCTGTTTCTTTTTCGTAGTTTGTGTAAATTCCCGTAACGGTAAAGCCGTTCTCTCTTAGCTTTTTTTGAGTTTCCTTTCGCATTCCTATATAATTCCCTTTCGTAAAAACATGTATTTGCATGTGTTGCACCCAGTCTTCATCTGCATCGTCTGCATAATACCCCGGTTCTTCTATTTCCGGGTTGTATATCGCATAGGTGTCCGGTGCGGAATCGTATGGGCATTTTAGCGGCCACACATTCCCGCTGAATAACTCTCCGATCGCTTGTTCTATTTTTTCATTTACACTCACTTTGTCACCTCGTTGAATTTCTGCTGCATTATCTTTAAACAATCGCTTTCGGATGATTTTATCGCGGGTGATATGACGGGTCGAGCCTGTTGTTTCTGTGTTCCGTAGTTTAAGTATGCAAGTTTTTCATTGTTCCGAACGCCTTTTTTATCTTTTCCCTCCGCTGTTACCATCACATAATGACCGTACACGTTTTTTCCCGGCTTCTTTGCTTTGATGCTTTCTTTTAAGTCTCCCGTCGCATACCCTTTATTTGTTGCTTTTGACACTTGGTTTTTTAACTCTTTTTCGAGTGTTGGCGCTGCCGCGTTTAAAAGCTCCGGCGCGTATTCGTCAATGTTCCCAAGTTTTTCCAGCTCTCTTGCAAATTCATCAAACCCCATTAACCGAAATCCCATTACCCACAAATTACCTCCATCTTTGCTTTTCCCGTCTTATATGTCCTCTTTATTTCGTAAACTCTTCCGTCGTGTTCTACTTTCCTTGCATATTCTGTTTTGCCGTTTACGGTGTGTCTTGTCTGTTCCCAGTCTTCCTGTCGGATTTCAAAAACCGCCTCTACTTTCACGCCCGCTCTCATGGACTCATAAGCTTCTTGTCTCTTTACGGATTTTTCTCGACAATATGCCTCGTATTTCTGGCTTTTAGATATCGGAAATCCGTCTTTGTCTTTCGTAATTGTCTCCCATACTAATTCAAGCGTGTCCACCTTATTCTCCTTTTTCCTTGCCGTAGTCGCCCGATAAACTCATTGCGTCCCGCAGCGCTCCGAATGCAGTTCTGAAGCGGTCTGTGTCTTCATCGTATCCGTAATTCCCTTTGCAATACAGTACAACCGCCTGATAGTATGTCGGGTCTGATTCATCTCCGTATACTCCTGCTAGTTCGAGTTCTTTTCTGCACGAGAGGACAAGATCCTTGATCTCATCCTCCGCCGCTTTTGACATCGCTCGCACTCTTGCTTTTAGTTTTTGTATTAAATCCTCATTCACTTCCCGATTCATTCAGCGCCTCCAAAAGCTCGTTTTTCGTCATGCTGCTATATCTTTTTATCCCTGCCAGCTTTGCGGCCTTTTTCAACTCTGCCGCCGTAGTTTTTTCTTCGTAAACAACGTGATTTTCCATCACGCCGAATACTTTTTTGTTATAGTCACAAGTGAATTCAGATCAATCGCTTTTCCGTCACAAATCATAACCGCTTTTGTGATCTGGTCTTCTGTTTCGTCATCCTCGTAAGTTTTTACACGCATCGCATAATTTGTATTGTACATATAATCCGACCAGTCAAATAAAAACGCTACAACCGTATCTGCTTTCAATGATGCGTCTAAACTCGGCATATATTCGTTCAAAACAACTCTTCTGCCCAATAACGTTCTTTCCGGCGTTCCGTTAATGCCGTAATTCGTTCTCGCGATCGGTTGTCCGTTCGCGTCGGTCATTCCCACGAATTTCATAAACGTTTTTTTCGTCATGTTCCAAACCGCGCCGTTTTCGTAGGCGAGCGGGAGCGCCGCCTCTGCATCAATCAGCGTTTTGTATCCCGGCTCTGCTTTTGCGTCAATGTCCACGTTCTGACCTGTTATAACCGTCTCTTTTAAGACGCCTTTCGGCTGACCCGATCCCGTTCCTGTGATAAATGCTTGTTCCTGCGCTTTCACCATCGCTTCTGATACGCTTTTTACAAAGACCGTTTCAAAGACTTTCAAGGACATCACCGATGTTTCGAGTGTCATCGAAATCGCGCATCTTAATTTGTATCCCTTGATGTCAATCTGTCCTGTCGTCTTCTTCTGTTTGTCCGACGTTCCGCCTTCTGCAACCCAGGTCGCAACCGGTTTTACACTTGACGTCGGGATTGTCGCCCCTGCCGGATATGCCGTTTTTGTTACCAGTGGAACGATCATTCCGATTGTTTCCATTTTTTCAATAATCTGATTAATAACCGTCGGAGAAATAACCGCGCCTACATCTGTTGTTTTTGTGTTTTCATTCGCGTTCGTGAATTTCTCCGGGATCGCGATTCCTCTCGTCACATAATTCATAAACGCTTTCCTGTATTCCTCGGTATCATACATATTTTCTTCATGTTCTTTTATTGTGTTTGTGAAATTCATTTTTTCACCTGGTGTTCCGAGCATGCTCATCGCCTGCGGTTCTTTATTTAACGCGTTAAAATTCGCCTGCGCTTGCGCAATCGTATCCCATGCGTCATCGAGTTCTTTCACTTCGTCCATTTTCGCTTCCGCCTCTGCTGCTTTCCCTTGATCCAGTAAAGCCTGTGCTGCGTTCATCAGTTCCGCTCTTTTTTCTTCGTACTGCTTTTTTCTCATCGTTTTTCTCCTTTTAATTTTAAAAAATTTAATTTTTGCTGTAATATAAAAACGGATTCATCTTTCGACGTCTCCGTTTCTTTCATTGCTTTTCTTGCTTTTTCCATTGCTTCTTGTGACGGTAATTGAAAACCGTGTCCTGCTGCCAATATTTCTCTCTCCGACTCCTCAAACATAATTGCATCAATCAATCCTCTTTCTTTTGCTTGTTGTGCTGTAAGCCATGTTTCCGCCTCCATCATTTCAATGACGTCTTCTTCGCTCATCCCTGTTTTTGCAATATATGCCGTGCTTAAAGCTTTATCCGCTGTTCTTAATACTTCCGCGGCGTGTTCCATGTCGCTGTGATTCCCTCTCGCCCCTGTGCTTACGCAGTGCACCATCATAAGAGACGTCGGTGTCATGGAGCAATGTCCGGCCATGGCGATAATCGACGCCGCGCTGCAAGCTTGTCCGGTAATAAAGATTTTTACGTTATCCTGCTGCCGCAAAAGTGTGTAAATCTCTGATCCTGCATCAATTACGCCGCCCGGAGAGTTAATGTAAACCTCAATTTCATCCCCCGGCTGTACTGCGTCAATTACTTTTTGTACATCTCGTGGGCAAGTGCTGTCTTCTTCCCACCAGTCGTAAAACCATTTGTAATCGTTCGGGATGATTGCGCCTCTTATATCGATCTTATGTTTCATCTTCTTTCACCTCTTTCCCTTTTAACAACATGACCATAACTTGTGTCATAGCCGCGTAGTTTTCTGCGTTCATTTTGTTCAGACAGTCTTTTAAAAGATTTACAACTTGCGTGTCAAGTCGCCTGATCGGCTGATCTCCTCCCGGTATCGGTGTCATGTTCATTGTTTCGCGCCATTCGTTCGGCGTCATTGCCCCGCGATCTACCATCGCCTGAAACGCAAGTTTTGTCGTTAGGCTGGCGCACTGCAGATTATTTGCTTCAAAAACAATTCGATTCCCAAACCCTCGTTCTTTTCTTGAGAAGATCCCAACTGTATATGTTTGATGCATCTGTACGACAATCGGCTCTATTTCTGCTTCGTAATATGCCGTCCACTCGTTTTCCGTGTAATCGCTTTGCACGATTTTTTTATTTGTGTTAAAAAACGAATAGATCCGTTCTATCGTCCGATCTGTTTGCGCTGCGTTTGGTACATAGTCTTTCGGTTCAATTCTTTGTACGTCTGCTTTTGCATCTACTCCCGCCGCTCCAAAGGTATCTGTTTCCACTGCTAAATAATTCTTAACGAATTTTTCTACATTGCTTTTAATGTCTTCGTCTCGCATGGAAGTTTTAAAATTTAAGAGCCATCTTACAACGCCGCTGTTTTTAATCGCCCTTATAATTCCCCGGTCAATCGTCCCTATTACATCCATCATAGGCGCGATCGCTTCCACCGGACTTTCTCCGAAAATGTCGTTTTCGTTGTAATCTTGTTTCAAATGAATGATATCTTTGTACGGAAACGTTCCGCTTTTCCCGTTTCTATACTGGAATTTTAAAAACAATTCTCCTGTATCGTTATACTTTGTTTCTACTATTGTGCATGGTATCGGGTACATCTGTATCGCTTTCCCGTTTTCATCCCGTACAATTAATATAAACGCATTATTGTTTAGACAAAGCTGCGTCGCCACTTTCTCCTGCATCTGCTGCGCCGTCATATATGGGTTTGGTTCTGACAATAAAAAACGGATATTTGCATCCGGGTTGACTTTCAGTCCTCCCGCCGGATCATCTCGGATGTGTTTCCCCGTAAGTTTTCCAATCGCCTTTACTTTCGGACGTATACACGCCCTCACGATGTCGCTTTCATATAGTTTTCCGTTCCATGCATAGTGTAGTTCGCCTGTAGTTGTTACCATCTGCAGCACATTCTTTTCTTTTTTCGCGGTCTTTTCTGTTGGTTCTCTCTTCCAAAATGGTTTCATATTCCCTCCGTTTGCATAAAAATAACGCCTACTATGGCGTTAAATTAATGACATATATTCGTTATAATTATTTTGCAGCACTACATACGCGTCGAGCAGCGCCGCCGTTCCGTCAATCCTTCGTCTCGGCTTACTCGTTTTAATCGGCTGAATATTGTCGTTTCGATCAATATCTACAGCCGTGTTGCAGAGACACCACTTGTCTACCGGATTGTTATTGTATACGATCAAATTGTTTTCCAAATCCGCTCCCAAGTTCTTCATCGGCTGTGATAGCGTCTTTTTCCCCTGTATTATCGGGATCATTGCCGCTTTCCCGAAGTATTCCTGCATATCCTCTACAAAGTAAGCCGCGCTCCATGAATCGTAACCGATCATATTTATGTAGATATCATATTTTTCTTGAATCTCTACAAACCAAGCTTTGACATCTTTGTACGATATCTTGTTCCCTTTGCACGTTCTTACATATCCTTTTTCAATCCATATATCATAGGGGATCTTATCCTCTGTGATCCTTTTTTCCACAAGGTCTTCCGGTATCCAATACATAGAGAGTGTATAAATTTTTTCGCTTTCAGGGATCTTAAACAGTACTTTCGCCGCTGTTAAGTCTGTTGTTGATGACAGGTCTACTCCTCCGACTCCGTATCTTGGTTTTAAGTCTTCTACGCTGAATGTTTCCGTGTTGTTTGCCTGCTCAAATGTCAGCCATGCTTCTGACGATGTTTCACGGATGTTGAACTCTTTGCATAGCAAGTTTTTTACAAGTAGCGGATTTTTCTTTGCTTTCTCCACTTTATCCTTAAGGGTCTGTTTATTTTTGATCGTCCCGAGTCCCGGATTCGCTTTTTCCCAGCAACTCTCATCCGTCCACTCTTTTCTGTTGTCAATCTCGTAAATAAATGCAATGAGATGTTCGTCTTTGTATCCTTCCGGGTCGTCGTATCCGTTGATGACCATTTCCGCTTCGTCATATTTTTGGTCGTAGATATCTTCTCTGATTGTTCCCGCTGTCGATGTAATATACACAAGCGGCTGTTCCCTCGCAGACACTCCGTCCGCCATGATGTCATATAGCGCTTTTCCTTGCTTCCATTGATGGATCTCATCCATTAGCACACAATGTATATTTAACCCGTCCAGTGTGTCGCTGTCGGACGCTAGCGGTTTAAAAACTCCATCGTTAAAATCTGTATCCAGTTCCGCCACGAGCGATCTGACTCTTTTACTTAAAGCCGGTGATTTTCTAACCATTCTTTTTGATTCAAGCCATATAATTTTACTTTGATCCTTTTTCGTCGCCACTGCATACACTTCCGGTCCCATCTCTCCGTCCGCGGTCAGCATGTACAGACCTACGATTGACGCTAACAACGACTTTCCGTTCTTTTTTCCTACAATGAGGATCGATTCTCTGTATTTACGATTTCCCTCGATATCGATAAAGCCAAATACTGTTGCCAAATGTGCTTTTTCCCATAACTCCAGCTTTACGCGTTTTCCGCCGCATTTTCCTTTTGAGTGCCTGCAAAAGTTTTCTGCAAACTCTAATATGTGATTTCCTCGCTTGGGGGAGTAAAAATATTCTCCAGGGTATTTTATATCTTTTACGACTTTTTTGTATGTCCTGCGTATCTTGTCACCTACATTGATATTACCTTTTTCTATTTCCTCCCAGTATTCCAGGATCGGATTATATGCGAGCGGATATTTAATCATCTCTGCCATTTACAAAACCTTCAAACCCATCATCTTGCGGCGGTGCATTTTTTTCTTGTTCTTTTGGTAATAAATCTGTAAGTTGTTTTATGATCGCGGAATAGTTTTTTATCATCGTGTTATGGATTTCGACCTCCGAGCATTTCTTTATCCCTTTTTGATTCGCTCCGTTCTGGTATTCTTCTGTGTATCCTTTTTCGTTTATGATTTTTCTTAGTTCGTATAAAGACGCTGCCATAAACGCCGCCTCATCCACAAGCGATTCCACCGACTTTTTTGTTTTTTTATCAAGTCTCGTGTAGATTCCCGCAAGTTTTCTTTTTTCTGCCTTTATGATATCGTCTTTGCTTTTTTCGTTATAATTTACCCCATCTTTTACCTTTTCCTTTCTTTTCTTCGTTGTCTTTTAACGCGTTTACCTACACCCCTTCGCGTGAAATTTCCTGTGTGTTAGATGTATCTCCGACTGTGGTCAGCCGGTTTTTAAAAAATTATGAATTTATGGGGGGAGTTCGCGCAAATCTCCATCTTTGTCAAATTCATATCGTATAAGTCTCTCTGCTTCTCCATCTTTTGCCCCCTCTTTTTGATGGCAAATATGACAGTCGTACTTTAAATTATTAATTCCTAGCGTTATGTTTACGTCGTTGATATTCTCCGGCGTCAGCTCGATTTTGTGATGTACAATATATCCTGGCCGTTCTCTGCATGTTTCGCATAACCCGCCGTCGATTGCTCTCCTCTTTGCTATATATGCTTCTCTGCATTTCTTCCATTTTTGGGAGCTGTAGAAGCTTCTTGCAAATTCTTTTGCCATTCTCGTTTTCCCTCTTTCTTTGTATGCAAAAAGCAGCCGACTTTCGCCTGCTGCCCTTTGTGTTTCTCTGTTTACTTTTCTTCAATTCTTTTATCTGCTAATTCTCGGAATACTTCCGATAATTCTTCGCACTCTTCTTTGGTTAAATCATGTCCGAAACAATAGTCGCAACATTCCACCAGTGTGATGTTTTCTCCGTTCCATTCCAGCGAAAATACTCTGTCTTTTTCTCCTAGTTGTTTTAAAAGTTGCTCATGCTTTTTAACTACCTCTTTATCTTTGTATTGATCGTAATTGCAAAACATGTCATCACTCTCTTTCAAAATAGTTTTCAAAAAAAGGACGCCCTTTCGGATGTCCTTGCGCGTGGTTATGAGAGGGTTATTTCCCTCTTTGTCTTTTAATTCAGTTTATACTATATCACATTTTGAACTCTCATTCACTCTCATTTTCTAAAATTTTTATAAAATTTCAAAGTTTTCTAGGGCTCTATCATATATCCTGTATAATTTCGCCTCGCTTACCCCCATCTTATTTTTTATTTCTTTCCACTTTTCTCTGAGTATGTAATATCTTGTAAGCGCTTCTTTTTCTTGCTCGTCGCTCATTTTATTTATTGCTTTCCTGATACGTTCGTACTGGATCACGCTTTCAATCCATTCTTTTTTCAACTCATCCGTGAGGCTTTCGATTTTTGCGTAGCAATCCGATAGATCCTTTTGACTGCTGCCCCGTGGCATCCCATCGCCTTGCAACGCCGGAAACATCGTGTCGAGTCTTAGTTGTTGTATCTGATCTTTTATTAGAGCTTCTCTATTCTTTGCTTTTATATATCCCTTGAGGTATTCTTTTTTCTGTTCGATTTCTTCCCATTTCTGCATTATTATTACCTCTCGTTCTTCTCCAGTATTCCAGTACGGTTTCTTTTCTCAACTGCTGCCCCTGCGCTCGGATCAACGCGGCGGTACTTGGTTCGTTTGTTTTGTTCAATGTATCACACTCCTAAATTTTAATTACTTGTTGTTCCAAAAGTCTTCCATTTCCTGTTGCGTGTTCTTGTGTTCCTTTTCGTGTTTTTTCGGTTTGTACGATTCTGGAAGTGGTTGCCATGCTATTACTTTCCGCTTCACAAGTCTATCCTCCTTTTCACACCTCCATTTTCCATCAATCGTATAAGATGTTCCGGATTTTCTTGTTCCGTCCTCCAACTCATATGTTATATTTACTTCTTCAGAATTCTTTTCCCACATAGCATTCGACCATTTATTTGTGTCTTTAAATTTTTTAAATGTAGAATCTGTTTCTTCCGGCAATCTCTCTTCTACCGGAATCCAACCATCATTAATGCTGGAATCAATGATTTTTGCGATTATAACAATCTCCTCCAAAGCTCCTTGATTTCTTGCCACATCTGTAATAGTCCCCATTTTTTTCTCATATCTCACAAGTGCTTTTCTATAGTCCACTCTTTTTTCTATCTCTTCCAAAATCTTCTCTAGAGCGTGTTTGAAAAATAAAAATTGCACAAAACGCATGTTTCATTTCCCTTTTTCATGATAAAATAAAGAAAAAGGGGTGTTCACTATGTTGAGACGATATGAGTTAACAGATGAAGAATGGAACCGTATTGTACCATTACTCCCTCCTGAAAATACAGGAAAGCAGGGACGTCCACGAAAAGATAACCGCATCATTCTTAATGGGATGGTCTGGTTAGCACGCAGTGGTGCACCCTGGCGAGATCTTCCAGAACGTTATGGTTCCTGGCAAACTGTATATAGTCGTTTTCGTAAATGGATTGATGACGGGATTCTGGATAATATTTTTCGCATTCTAAGCCTGGAGGCTGAACTGGAAGAATTATCTATAGACGCTTCCATTGTTCAGGCTCACCAACATAGCGCAGGTGCTAAAAAAAGGGGGCCTCGAATGAAATCGGACACAGCCGTGGAGGAGCCAGTACCAAAATCCATGCAATAGTAGATTCTTATGGCTATCCAGTGTACTTTATGATCAGTGAAGGGCAGCGTAATGATATCAATTATGCAATTCCTTTACTGGATCATATCGAAATAGATGGAAGCAAAGTTCTGGCAGACCGTGGATACGACAGTAATCAATTGATAGATTACATTTACGATCATGGCGGTGAACCAACCATTCCATCCCGCCGAGGAGCTAAATTTGAACGTCGCTGCGATTGGTGGTTTTATAAGGAAAGACATCTGGTCGAAAATTACTTTCTGAAATTGAAAGCATTTCGCCGAATAGCAACACGTTATGATAAATTAGCATTCACCTACTTAGGCTTCTTATGTATTGTCTCGATATTAATTTGTTTAAAATGAACAACTTAAAATGTTTTTCAAACACGCTCTAGTACGTTCATAATATCGACTCACCTCTCAATGCCTTTTCGTTTCTTAACCTATGCCATAGTGCAACACCACTGTTATCTGTGTCGATTTCATTTTTCCATTTATCCCAATTTGCCGGAATAAATTCATCCCACTCTTTGTCTGGTAAGGAAATAGAAAGACTGTCTCTAGCTTTATCATCAACATTGAGAGGCGGTTTCCACAGATTTATGTAATATATTTCGTATAGATTCATATCCGCTTCCGTCTCAAACATTGTGTATTCTATTTTTGTAACATTATGTATGTCAATCGCCCGGTGCATGGGCTTTGCAAACATATGCCCTCTTATCCGCGCCTGCAGCGGTTGTTTTGTTCTTCCAAGGTATGCCAGACAGTTTCCATACCAAATTCTGTATAAAATAAAACCTTTTGGACTTGCCATCACTCCACCTCTAAATCCCCTTTTATCAACCTGTTATATGTCCAATCAAGCAACATAATCAAATCCGCCTTAGTTGTACCGTTATGCGTTTCAAGTGCCAATTCTTCCTTTACAATTCGCAGCTTTTCTTTATCGCTGCAATCACAAAAACCTTGTCTGTTATACTTCATCACTCCACCTCCAACAAATCTGCATTATCAAAAATGTTGCCGATTACTTCAACACAGTTCCTTTCACATACATAAAAACCAAGATTGCAGGCGTCTGTGTGCATCTCTTTTCCAAATACATAACTGTAATCTAACTGCCAATCTCCTTTATTGTATGTCACGATTTCAGGATATTTTTCTTTTCTATTGCAGATATCATTCTCCCAAATCTTATTACCGTTCTTGTCAGTAAGTCCTGTGTACTGGCAGATGGTGCCGGGGTCGATTTCAATCCATTCATTTTCTCTTTCATCAAAACCTATTTCTTTATTTAGGATCGGAAGAATATAGCGGCGTTTCCTGCAATAAACATAATATCCTTCCACCCATTCACCATTATCTTTTCTCTTTGCTTTAAAAAGTATTTGTCTATTCATCTTCTACCTCATTAAAACTCTAATCTAATTCCCGTATATTCCAGATGTTGTATTCATATGTGTCATGTTCTGCAATTTCTTCTTCGCCCCTTACTTGTTCTCTCTGATCCCTAGCTCAATCCCTAGTTCCTTTTTGATTGTTTTTATGTAATCATTCCAACTTGCCATGTCATCCATGATGCATTCCGCTTTTTTGTTAAATCGCCTGATAAATCGGTCACATCTTTGTGTTCCGAAGCCGAACTCGTCATGTAGGGTCGCTACGGAAAGGATTGTTACTGTATCCACTGTCTGTTCTTTGATCTTGATTGTCGCTCTGTTAATATCTTTTTTTGCTAAGGCGGTGCGGATTCCAGTGATGTTCCTGAATTCGATTTCTTTTTCCAGTGCTTCGACACCCTCATTTTTGACGATTTCGAGTGCCATTAATAACCCGTCTTCCCGCCCTGTTATGTAATCGTTTCTTTTCGCCATTGTTTTTCCTCTTTTTTATCCTTTTTTCAAGATGTCAAAAATTCCACTTTAAAACAGTAATTACTGTTTGTAGCGGGTTTTTGATTGATCCTTTTTTCTATCCTTTTATACTATAATCTCTTCGGCGCTTATGCAGTATTTGTGATGCAGCTCTTTCCCGGATCTGTAATAAAGATCGCCTGTTTCGGCGCTCCATCCCCAATCAGTCACGTTATAAACGGTCTTGATGCCTGTTTTTGTTTTAATTTTTAAAATCCTCACGTTTTTCTCCTTTCTCCCCCCCCCCCAAACAGCGGGGGGGGGGGAAACCTGTATTTACTGGTTGCGCGTGACATTTTATATGTATCATCGCCATACGGCGGAGGTACTAAAGATAGTTCTTTCTTGCGATCCGCTCCCATTCTTTTCGGGTGTGGGTCTTTTCAAATTCTATTTGTGCGATTTTACAGAGCAGCTCTCTTGTTTCCCGGCTGTTGTGTACCGCCTGCTGCCCCGTCCGATGATGCTCAATGCATAGGTCTACTTTTAACCCGTTTTCTTCAGATATCGCTCTTTGTCCTGCCCCGAACAGGATATGATGCTCTTCCGTCTGCTTTACGGAATAGTCACCATTTAACCGGGCGCATAAGTAGCAAATGCCCTTTTGACTGTTTAAAATGCTTTTTTTGTGGATTTTCCGTTTTTTCTTCTTTCCCGTCTTCGGGAAAGCCATGTCCGAATAGTCAATGCTCATCTTCTGTCTCCTGTGTGTATAATTCGTGAGTTCCGTTTAGGATCTTCAGTTCTTCCAGTGATTGAAACGAGAACCCCATCTGCTGAAGTAATCTATAGAAGTCTCTTAGGCATTTCATCCCTTTTTTGTAGTGTCCGTAATAGTCGGTTGCTTCGTACGGCTCTGCCGTCCGGGTCAAGAGGATCAGCATTTGCTTTTCTTGGCTTATTTCTGCAAATTCTTTTTCGATCCGTTCTTTTTCTTCTTTCGCTTCGTATACTTTTTCGATCCCGTAAAATCCATACACCGCGTTCATGTGTGCTACGCTTCCGCCGTCCGTTATCCGGTTTATCATGATCTTCCATCCTGTTTCTTTTACGTTGACTTCTTTGGGTATCGTGATTTTTCCCGACACAAGTTCTTTGATAAAATCGTCCCTTTCCCTTCTCATTCTTTTCAGGATTTCCGTTATTTTTCTTTTGTTTTCCTTGATTTTCTCCGTTTTCTTTTCCTGCTCCGTTTTCTTTTCCTGCTCCGTTTTTTTCTTGCTCTTTTGTATTACTTTTTTTACTACATAGATCCTATCGTAGTATTGATAATAATAGAGCTGATCTTTTGTATCTTGCAGATTGATTTTTGTTTGATCCTCCCACCGTGACAGATCAATATTTGTTATCTCTTTCCATTTCCCGGTCCATCTTTCTTCTTTTGCTTTTTTGGGTGCGACTTTTACTCCTTTTTCTTCCAGCATTTCAAACACTATTTGAGCGTTTTTCTTTATTTTTTCTTCTTTTACGGCTTGTTTTGCTTTCCATGCGATTTCGCGCGACGACGCGGCAGTCTTAAGGATTTCATTTCTTTTTTCAACGTCTTGTACCTTCTCCAGTTCGTAAAGGTCCGTTAATGTGAGTTGGAAGTCCTTATTTTCTTCGCGATTCGTGAGCATTTCCTGATCCAGTTTTGCAAGATTTAGCCTATGCCGCACTGTACTTTTGCTAAATCCGGTCTTTTCCGCGATTGTTGTTTCTGTTTCTCCTAAGTCCAACATCAGCTGGAATCCTTGTGCTTGCTCGCTTACTGATAGATCGCTGCGCTGCATGTTTTCCAACAGCATCGTTGATATTTGCTCTTTTTCTGTCATGTCTACAACAGAACAGGGCATTGTTTTCAATCCCGCTTTTCTCGCTGCCGTCAGTCTTCGGTTTCCGATTACTACAAGATAGTGGTCTTTTTTGTCCGGGTTTGGTACTACAGTCAAATTTTGCATTACGCCACGAGCTTTTATGCTTTCCGCCAGCTCGTCAATGTCGGTGTATACTTTCCGCACGTTCTGCGGGTGTATGTCTAACTGTTCGATTGCAATATCTTGTATCATATCTGCTCTCCTTTCAGTAATTTTTCCACTTCCCACCAATTAAATGATCTTTTGATCCCGTAGGGGTTTTCAAAAAGTGCGTGATGCGGGAACGTCTTTAAAAAGCGCATCCGTTTCTTGATGACGGTGTGTCTTTCGCTTCTTTCCGCCTGCTGCCTGAAGTTTAGTGTGTATATCTTTCCTTCAACAAGTCTTAGGCGGTTGCCGATGTATTCTCTTGCGTTTTTCGCGCATCTTGCTTCTTTCGTAATTCTCATTTATAACAGTTCCTCTCTTAACAATCCCTGATAATCGTTGCTGTCGCAAAAGCGAAATTCCGTTTCGTGTTTCTCCGCTTCCTCAAGATACATTTGCCACAATTCTCTGTTTTGCACTTCCGCACCTGTGGCTTTTTTCCACTCGGATCGCCGCCACTTCTCCGGCGCGCCTTGCTCTGATATGTTTTTGATGTAAGCGTTATCCGTGTGAATTACAACATGGCACTGCTCTTTTAATTTTTGCAAGGATTTTATGATTGCGATCAGCGTCAATCTGTTGTAAGTAGATTCGCATTCTTCTCCGCTAATGATCCGGTACGCTTCGTCTCCGCTTGACCTAGTAAATACTAGGGCAGAGGCGTATTTCCCGTCTTTTACGACGGGGGATTTTATGGTGGTTTCTATGTAGATATTTACTGTTTTCATTTTAAATCCTCCTGTGGATTCTGATCAGTGTGTATCTGCGGTATCTCATCCCCGTAGCCGGGTTGATCCCCTCGTAACTGTTTGCGATGTAATAGCCTTTTTTGGGTTTTACTTCTTTTTGCCAGCGTACAAGTTTTTGGGATTTTGGTTCGGGTAACGGCATATTTTTCGCATGGTTGTAGCTCGCTTCTTTTAGTCGCGGTTTTCCTTTGCTTCCGTCCGATTTCTTCTCTCTTGTCTTTTCGTTTTTTGTCATATAATTTGCCAGTTTTGTAAAATCCTCATCGTAAAACCGGCTTTTTTTGATCTGCGTAATATAGACTGCTCCGTGTTCCCACGCGTCTTCGATCCATTCTGCCGCCCCTGATGTCTTTTTAATGACTAGATGGATGTGCCATGCTCCCTTTGTCCCCCGCTCTATGTTTCTGATCCAGTAAAACGGAGTGTTTGCCTTTTTATATTTCGGACGGAGCTTTCGGAGTGCTTTTTGCAAGTCTTTTAGTGCCGCTGTCATGTCTTTCGGTCTTTGCTCGACTTTGTAGGTGTATGTTACAAAGTAGTCTCCTGTGTCAAAGTATTCGATTAGCAATCGTCTGCATATCTTTGCTCGGTTGGCTTGGTTGACTGCCGCCATCTGTTCCGGCGTCGGTTTCTTTTTCTTTTGCCGTGCCTTTCCTTTTGCTCCATATCTTCCGTCTGGATATTCCTCTACGTCGTAGACGTCTCCGCCCCGTAATTTGTACGTTTTTCTCCGTGTTGCCATCTTTTATCTGTCCTAACTTTAATATCTTTATCGAGGTTTAAAAGCGGGAGTCCCCGCGTGTATCGCTTGACTTCCCGCCTCTTATTTGATACAATATATTTGTCCTAACAAGAGGCGGGAACGCCATCTTTTAAGCGCATCAGTTGCTGTGATGCGCTTTTTTTAATTGATTACATATGTACCGCCGCGCTTTTTTTGCTTTTCGCGCGCATACGCTTCGACTTCCGATCTGGTCATTGTCTTGCACTCTAATGCGTACGGATCTCCCCAGCGGATGATCCACAAAATAACTTCTTCTTTCATTTCATGAGGTGTTTCGCTGCTTCTCTCGCTATTTCTTGTGCTGATTTTTTTATTTCCTCTTCTATTTCTTCTTGCGTCATTGTGGATGTTTTAACTATTTTTTGCATTGACTTTTCTGCGTGTTTTTTTCCGTACTCTTCTTCGAGGATTTTTCTTATTCCTCTTAATATCATGACTGTTTCTGCTTCTAATAATATTAAATTTCCTTTTATTTCCACATTGCCTTTACTGCATTTAATCATCTTTACAAATTCCTTTCTTTCCCGTACAATAATCTTGGTTGTTTAGTTATGCGTCCTAGAGGCTGCCGCCTCTTATGGGCGCTTTTTTGTTCTGTAAACGTCAAAGTCTTCTTGGTTGCCTACGCTTCCCCACGATGTGATCTGATCATTTTTTACAAGTACGACCGTATTTACATAATCCTGATCGTATTTCAGACACCAATCTTCGAGCAGATCCAAGATGCAGTTCATTTCTTCTTCGGCGTCTTTCTTTATTTCTTCGTCCATTTCTTTGTTCACCTCCTTAGATCGGTCCTGCCTGCAAGATGTAAATGATCACAGCCATCACCGCGTTTAACATCATGCTGGCGACTGTTACTGTGACCAGTCCTCTTGCAGCATTGTCTCTTTCTTTTCTTTTGCGCTGGATCTTTCGTTTCTCCCGCTTGTGATCCGCTTCCGGAAAATTTCTCCGCTCGATCGGGATCAGTGACAGTTCCGGCACTGTCGGTAATTTAATCTCTTCCATGCTTGTCTTTCCTTTCTACCGCTTACGCGGTTTTCTCTTTTCGTATTAATGCTTCTCTGATAATCCGACTGCATGCGTCTATACTGCTTTGGATCTCTTCTTTTGTACGGTTTACATAACTGTCGTCATGCACTCGGATTGTTGCACCTCTTATATGGATTTCTTCAACAATCACGTTCTTCACCTCCTGTTTATGTTTATGTTTTAATGTTTGTACTTGTTGCGTTGTCCCTAAAAATCTCCTATACTTTAAATACAGGCACCGGCATGCCGAGTATTAAGAAGGGAGTAGCTACTATATGTATGATGTTTATTTTTCATATTTCGATGGAAATGATCACTTGTGCACGAATATAGATAAAATCGAAATTCCTACTTCATCCGGAATAAGAACATATTCGGGCGATGAAATTGCATCTCAGCATTTTAGGATTCATTCAGAGATTTACCTGTATAGTTCTAGTACAAGCTACACAATTTCTACAACTGGGTTAAAAGCCATCGAAATCAGAAAGAAATAATCTTTCTATACTAGAACCTCTATACTAATTTCTGTATGGGGGTGCTCTTTCTTTAATTCTTCTGCTTTCTTCAAAACATCACTAACATCGTCCATCCTTGTTATGTGAAAAATTATTTTTATTCTCATTATTACCTTCACCTCCTCTTCTGGTTCAAAGTCCTTTTTATCGGACACCTTTCCTGTTACACTACTCTAGGAAGTATTCGATAGATACTCCGAAGTAGTCGGCAACCTTTTTAATGTGTCAACTCTAGGCGCTGACTCGTCCCATTTTTTAATGGTTGCATTTCCTATATTGCAATCTTTTTCGAGTCGCGATATTGATACGCCCTTTGTTGGATCAGCTCAACCTCGAAATTGGTAAGCTACTGCGAAACCCGTGACTAATATGCATATAAATATCGCATATCCGAGATACAGTCTTGCAATTTCCGGCTGTATCTTTTTCATTACTTTATGTCCGGCAAATGCTGATATCCATAGTATTAAAAGCATCGTCGTGTCTAATATGTTTTGCATTGTTTTTATTTCCAATACTTCTCCTTTTTCTTCTCTGTCTATGTAAATTCATCTGGTCTTGCTTCAAAATCCATACAAAATGTAGGGAGTTTATCTCTGAAGCCTATGTAATAAAGCGCTGCGTTCTCTTGTTTATACTTTCTTGTTGTGGTAAAATTTTTTATCATAATAACCAATAAAGGAGGTAGCTTATATGACAGTTCTCGAAGCCATTAACCGTCTTTATGAAGAAATAAAGAAAGAAATTCTTGATTCTCCCACCGACGAGGCTACAATACTTTACCTTCAAGAAGCGCTAAACGAAGCGAAAAAGACCGTGCTTGATGAATATAAAATTTCAACAAAATCAAACAAATAACCCCTATAGTTGTGCTTGTCCCTGCAAGTGCAGCTATTTTTTTGTGCTTTTTGTCTATATATATCTTGGTCCATTCTTTGTTACTTCTTGCTTTGGATTCTACGAGCCACACAGACGCTTTTACTTCTCTATTGCGTTTCTCGCTTTTTTCTTCAAGTTCTTTTCTTTGGTTTTCCAGTTCTTCTGCGTTTTTTATTTCCCGGTATATTCTTTTTACGATGTTTGTTATCAAGGTTTTGCCTCCTCCGCTTCTTTTTTATCTGCGAAGTCCATCGGATCGACTCCGAGGAACGTGCAAATTTTAATCAACTCATGGTCTCTAAGATCCCTATCGCGTTCTTGTTTTGCAAGACTGTCATAAATTGCCCTGTACTGTATCTTTGTGCTTCGGGATAGTTCTGATAAATTTATGCCTTTCTTTCTCACATATTCAGACACATTCCGCGTTACAACGCTCATTTCATCGCCTCCTTTTTGTTATGTTTTGTTGCTAACCTCAATGATTAATGACTACCTGCCCAGTGCGTTAAATCTTTTATCATGTTTTTCACTACAAAACCGGTGCACTCTTTCATCTCTTCTTTACTAGGAACCTTGTGCCGGTTTTTCTCCATGTAGTAAATCAAAGCCAGCGTCGACACTTTCCATTTAAGACATCCAATTGCAAAGAACACCGCCGCTACCAAAAATATAAATGTCCACATCTACGTCACCTCCTCTTTTGTTTCCTCTATCTTTTTTGATAAATCTCCCGATTTCTACGCCCAGAGCGTTGCAAATTATACGCTTGTTTTATCTCTCTTAATCCCCTATACTTTAGTTACCGGTTCGTGGTGTTACGGAACACTAGGGAAAGGAGTTATTGCTATGCTTACAAAAGAAGCTAAGACTGTTCTGTATCAGCTCTATAAGGAATACCTTGTGCGCCGTGATGGCAATGTTTCACGGTCTCGTGCAAAATGTTTCTCTTCCGCAGAATCGATTCATGCATCTTTGTTTCCGGACTGGTCACTCGAAGACGTTGAAGATGTTCTGCGCGAACTTGGGCGTAATGGTTTTCTCGACAATAGTTACGCCGACGATACAATCTACGATTGTTCCCTTTCCGATGTCGCCATCGTAAAGATGGAGAATCAGAAAAAGGAAACTCTGCTGACAGTTGCTGACTTTATCTCTAAATTCATTCCGTGATAACAGTCCAGTCGTCAGCCATCAGATCATCCGCTGTCGGATTCCATCGCCCTGCTGTTTTTCTCGGTTTTCCATCATGCAATACCGTGATCAGACACGCATCATAAGAATTCGTCGGAGTAATCTCGGAATATATGTCGGATTCCGGTCTCCGTGCGGATGATCTGATGATTTTTCCATTTTCTTTCACTGCTTTTTCTACCGCTTCATGTATATACATCTATGTCACCTCCTTCATTTCTCACTTATAGTGATTTTTAATTGTAAAAAATAAATTGCACAGAGCATTTATGATATTCTGCAATTCTCTTCTTTACCTCATCACTAGGAAGTCTTTCACCATTTTCATACATCGAATATGTGCTCTGGCAAACATTAATAGCTTGTGCCACTTCTTTTTGTGTGCGTGTTCCGCGCAATTCCACTAATTTTTTGCCTATCCTTTTCCTATCCACTTTTATCACCTCCTGTTCACTATTAGTGACCCTTTGTGTTTTCATACTAGCATTACTATTTTCCTTTGTCAATCACTTTGAGTGAACTTTTTTGGTTTTGTGCATTTTCACTAAAAGTGATATGTTGTGTTTACATAGTTCACACAAAGTGATATTATAATTTTATAAACTAGATATTTCTATAAAGGCAGGTGAATATAATAGTGGATTTCAAAAATATAATATTAGCTCTTCGCAATGAAAGAGGGTTTAGTCAAGAGCAATTAGCTAAAGTTCTTCATGTTTCTAAAAGTACCGTTGCTATGTGGGAGACAGGTCAACGTCTTCCAAGTGTTGAAAAATATGAAGAAATTGCTGATTATTTCAATGTTGATATGGATTTTCTTTATGGTCGAACCTCTATAAAGAGGAGAGCTCTATTTGATGAATCCGGTTCTGAATATGTAAATAGTAAACTTGTTACTAGCATTTCACGCAAAAATCAAGGTATTATAATTAACGTTCTCGGTCGTGTTGCTGCCGGTATCCCGATCGATGCCGTTACCGATATTATAGATACAGAAGAAATCTCACTGGAGATGGCTCGAACTGGTGAATTCTTCGGGCTTCAAATCAAGGGTGACAGTATGGAACCCAAAATTTCCGACGGCGATGTCGTGATCGTTCGGCAGCAAAACGACGCCGAAAGTGGGGATATTGTAATCGCTACAATAAACGGGGACGAGGCTACTTGTAAAAGGATTAGAAAATACCGAGACGGTATAGAACTTGTTTCAAGTAATCCTTGTTACGAACCTATGTTCTTTTCAAATGAAGAGATAGAAAATAAGCCCGTAAGAATTATCGGGCGAGTTGTTGAGTTAAGAGCTAAATTTTAAAGATATAACCACTACGGTGATTATATAAAGTGGTGTTAAAGGAACAGGGGACAAAAGAAAGAGAGGGAAGTAAAAACGCTATGAAACAAAAAGAAAAATATTTTTTCGATAAAAATGAGGTCATCGGAAATAAAAAAAGAGCTATAAAAACCCTTAATGAGCTGCTTGAAGCACACATTAAAAAAGCACCTGAAGACAGCACAACAGAAAACGATTCCCATCTCAAAAAAGTAAATCTGCTTTCGTATTGGATCAATACATATTGTAGATTTATTAAAAAAGAAAAAACATTTGATGCTTCAAAAAATAAAGTATACAAAAGAGGTGAAATTATTCAAGTTGACCTAGGCTTTCGTATTGGTCATGAAGAAGGCGGATTGCATTATGCGGTTGTTTTAAATAAAAAAGACTCCCCTTATTCCGATATATTAACCGTACTTCCTCTTTCATCTAAAAAAGAATATACCACACCTAATAAATTCACTATTGATTTGGGAAACGAAATATATGATAAGCTCCATCAAAAGTATATGCAAAAATTCAATAATTCAATTCAAGATGTGAAAGTATCGCCAAATCCGGTGTATGCCGGAGAGAAAATAACGATAGCTTTTACAGTAGATACAACGGAAGCCGATAAGGTGCAAAAAGAAATTGATTTAATGAAAACTGGAAGCATTGGCTTAGTTTCTCAAATCACAACAATTAGCAAAATACGAATAACAAAACCTTTGCATTATTCCGATGCTTTTGCAGGTATAAAATTAAGCGATGAAAGTTTAAATATAATAGATAAAAAAATCTGCGAATTATATATTGGTAAATAATTATAGTATAAAGTATTGACTTTTGGGGCATACCAACATATAATGTTATAGAACAAAACACCTTAGCGTGTATAACATTAGGACAATGCAGTTTACCTGCACAACTTAGACCCCGTAGTAATACGGGGTCTTTTACGTTATACGAAATATACCCGACACTCCCAAAGTCGCCGGAGCATATACGAAGGAAAATGTATTTACCAGGGTAGCCGGAGGACGAGCTTCCACCCATTCCGAGAATCCTGTGGAGGGGGGGGTGGTAATTATGAGTACATATGAAGAACTCAGTTTGATCATAAGCATTGCGCTTTTGGTTGTAGCCATTCTGAATTATACGCATAAAAAATAGCCGTCCTGCCCTGACAAAGCTGACGACTATTTCTTATAGTTTTTTAAGTTGCACCGGAGCGGGTGAGGTGCAGTCACCTTCCGGCTATCCTGTTAAGTACATTATAGCAAATGTACCATAAATGTCAACTATCTAGATTTTCCAAATAGTTAGAAAGAGGGTGTGATAAATGGATGATTTTGAAAACAAATTAACTGAATTACATGATCGTGTTCTTAGTAAGGCTCTTACCGAGGATGAACAGAACAGCTATACCGAATCTTTATTTGAATCCATTAAACATATCAATGAATATGGAGAGGAGTTTTGGTACGCAAGAGAACTTCAGCGTGCTCTAGAATATACTGAGTGGCGCAACTTTTCTAGAGTTATTGATAGAGCTGTAACCGCTTGTGAAAATAGCGGAAATGATGTCTTTCATCATTTTGTTGAAGTCAACAAAACGATAGATATGCCTAAATCTGCAACAAAAGAAATTACAGATTACGCACTCTCCCGCTATGCATGTTATTTAATTGTACAGAATGGCGATTCCCGGAAAAAGGTGATTGCTCTCGGTCAGACATACTTCGCCGTAAAGACAAGACAACAAGAATTAATAGATAATTTTAACGAATTAAATGAAGACCAAAAGAGATTAGCTATCAGACGTGAAATGGCAGAGCATAATAAATTATTAGTAGAAGCCGCAAAAAATGCAGGAGTTGAAACAAACCTTGATTACGCTATCTTTCAAAATTATGGGTATCGTGGTTTATACGGTGGTATGGATGCAAAGGCTATCCATCACCATAAGGGATTGAAACCATCTCAAAAAATCCTTGACCATATGGGATATGAAGAACTTGCCGCTAATTTATTTCGCGCCACACAAACAGAGGCTAAAATTAAACGTGATAATATACAAGGGAAAGAAAATGCCAACCAGACGCACTATAACGTCGGTAAAGAAGTTCGTGATACTATTTCACGATTAGGGGGAACGATGCCAGAGGATCTCCCCACCCCAACTAAAAGCATTAAGCAGATCGAACGCGAGCAAAAGAAACTGGAAGATAGATAGAAAAACCGCCCCTGCGTCAACAGGAGCGGTCAACACGCCCTCTCCGCACAGCAGAGATAGGACGGCTTAACTATAACATCTCCGGAGATGCTACAGCATTCCAACCAAAAAATATTGTATCATCTTCGGTCAGCTATCGCAATCAGAACATCTGTTTTTGATAGCTGTTATTTTTATACCTTTTTACATATAATTACATAGGAGTGTGATGCAATGTCTTATTTTATTTATGCTCGTAAATCAAGGAAGGATGCTGATCTCGAAGCGTTGGGAATCGATGTGCTCGAGCGCCATATCACCACTTTGCTGGAGCTTGCCAAAACGCTGTTGCTTCCGATCGGGGCAATTTATCGCGAAGTCGTCTCCGGCGACAGTATTGATTCCCGCCCGGTGATGTCTCAAGTGATGGCCGAAGTAGAGTCTTGTATGTGGGACGGATGTCTTGTTATGGACGTTGACCGCCTCGCCCGCGGAGATACGATCGATCAAGGGCGGGTACAGCGTGCATTTTTCTACTCAAACACAAAGATCGTTACTCCTAACAAGACGTATGATCCGGCAAACGAGTACGATAACGAATACTTTGAATTTAGTCTGTTTATGAGTCGCAGAGAATACGCAACAATTAAGCGCAGGATGCAGCGTGGCAGAGAACGAAGCAGCTCTGACGGATATTATGTCGGAAATATACCGCCCTACGGATGGCGTCGCGTTATCGCTCCTGATGGTAAGCACTTCTCTCTTGCTCCCGATCCAACCGAATCCCCCGTGCTCGATCTGATGTATGATCTATGCGGCAATAAACAATACGGTTATCAAAAAGCATGTACTCATATGGCCGAAATGGGAATTTTATCAAGAAGCGGACGCCCGTTTACGCCGTCCACGCTAAAAGGAATTATATCTAATCCGGCAAATATCGGAAAAGTTCGCTGGGGACATCGGAAAACGGTTCGTACGGTCAAAGATGGGAAAATTTCTCGTTCTCGCCCGCACTCGTCAGATTATATTCTTGCCGATGCAGTTTGGCCGCCCCGGATCAGCGCGGACCTTTTCCAGCGTGCCAACCAGCCAAAAGGGAGCTGCTCCGCTCCGGTGCGTGATGACAGACCGATTCAGAATATTTTTGCCGGTCTTGTCCGGTGTTCCCAGTGTGGCCGGCTGATGGTTCGTAAAAAAGCGCATACTAAAACGCCTTATGACATTCTGATTTGTCAATATACTGAATGCCCTACAGTCGGTATCCGAATTGATGAGTTAGAGCTCGCCTTGTTGGAATGGCTGCGGAATTACATAGATAAATACGAGCTCACTGACGCGTTGCCCGAAGACGTGGAGAACGTCGCTGCAAAAGAAGCGATTGTTAAGAATTTTGAAAAAGAACATGAAACACTTTTAAAGCAACGTGAATCCCTTTTTGATTTTCTCGAGCAGGGTATCTATACGAAGGAAATTTTTATCGAGCGGTCAAACGCTCTTGAGCGACGCGTAAAAGAATGTATGGAGCACATTATCTCCGCGCAGAACGACCTTCACGCCACACTCGCACTACAGGCAAACCGTAAAAATTTCGTTCCGCGCTGTAAGAATTTGCTCGGCGAATGGGGTAGACTTACAATTCCCGAAAAGAACAGCGCTTTAAAGGTTTTAATTGAAAAAATCATGTTCACAAAGACAAAACGAAACAAAAAGGGGCAGGATCGTTCTGATTTTGAAATTGATGTGTTTCCAAAAGTGCCGAAATAGCGGCGTTTTTCATTCGTTGCATCTTCTACGAGCGAAAGAACTCGCTCACATGGAAATGGTATGCGCCATCGTTTATCAGCTCACCAAGGACCTTTCTCCGGAGGAAATCGAACGCTCCGGATTTGCTCCTTATTATGTAGATCACACACTTGCTCTCTGGCCACAGGCAGCAAGCGGCGCCCCATGGACAGCAACTTATTTCCAATCAAAAGGAGATCCCATCACCGATCTTCATGAAGATCTTGCGGCAGAGCAGAAAGCGCGTACAACGTACGATAATATTCTTCGTCTCGTAAAAGATCCTGAAGTATGCGATCCGATCCGTTTCTTAAGACAACGTGAAATCGTCCACTACCAACGTTTCGGTGAAAGTTTACGCATTGTACAGGAAAAACTCGACAGCAAAAACTTCTATGCTGTCAATCCCGAGTTTGATAAATAA